TTTATGATAAGCCGTTTGAGGTAGATGATTTTATTAAGATTGACAATGAGGTCGGTCAGGTTGAGGAAATTAAAATCCGTACTACGAGGCTTAGAATGACTGACGGCAGCCAAAAGATTTATCCTAATACTACGGTTGCCAACAGTGCTATTATCAATCTTTCCCGTATGTCGCACCGCCTTGTAAACGAAACCTTGGGCATTGAATATAAACATTGTGCTAAGGAAATTGACGCTTTTTGTAACAAATTAAGAAGTCTTATTAATTCTTATAAAGAGGTCGACAAAACGGATGTTCGTGTTAATTTTGTAAATTATTCCGATTCATCGCTTGATATAGAGGTGTTCTTTTATACAGATATTGTACCTCTTGCTGAATTTTTCGATTTTAAAACGAAATTCAATTGCGACGTTAAGGCTCTTGCCGAGAGTATGAATATCGATTTTGCATTTGATTCACGCTCACTTTATTTTGCAAATGAACTTAAAATTAAAAATAATGAAAAATAAACATTGATTTTTTTGCTTTGATAAGTTATAATATCAAAGCATTAAAAATGCAGATGTGTCCGAGCTGGCCGAAGGAGCACGATTGGAAATCGTGTAAGTCTTTAACGAGGCTTCTGGGGTTCGAATCCCCACATCTGCGCCAAAAAAGCCTTGAAATCCTTTTATTTAAGGGGTT